TCCTTGCGGTGGCCGTCGCTGATGGCCAGCACGGCGGGGCGGCTGGTGTCCCCGATCCGGTCCAGCAGGATCTTGTCCCAGTCCTGCGGCGGGTCCCAATCGTCCGATCCCTGCACGAGGATCTCGCCTTTGGCTTTCTCGGCGGCGCGGTTCCACGCGGCCACGCATCCGCCTTTGCCGGAGACGGGCTGAAAGGCCTTGAGCTTTGCGGCGGTCGCATCATCGTCATCCACGGAAAAGATCCACTCCACGGCCCACGGATTGTGCGCCTTGGCCATCCAGAGCTGCCGGCAGCCGATCGCCTGCTCCGGCCGCCCGCGGGTGGCGTGGCAGACGGAGATGCGCGGGCCGGCCGCGCTGTCCTTTTCCTCCGACGGCTGAATCAGACAGCCGCTTTTTTCGTAGGCTTCGCGGCGCATGGCAGGTCCGTCGCCGTTGATCTCCCCGCGGAACAGCCCCCGGAGGCTGCCCAAGGCGGGTCCGTTGGGCAGGTCGCGCAGGATCATCTCGTCCCACCAGACGGGTGGAATCAGGTTGTCCGCGCAGGCCACCAGGACCTTTCCGCCGGCGGCGGCGGCTCCGGCGTTGTAGCAGCTGGCGGCGCTGGTGGCCTCGCGGCCGTCCTTCGCGATGGCGTGGCGGAAACGGCGCAGGACGGTCAGGCTTTCCAGATCGTCCTGGCCGAGGGCGAAGATGTGCTCGATCGCGTCGGCGTTCTTGGCGCGTTCCAGCCACAGCTTGCGGGTGGCGGCGGCCTCGTAGGGCCGGGCGCGGGTGGCGTGGATCAGGCTGATGGCAGCGCCGTGGCTGTTAAAATAGTCCTTTTCGGCGGCGTCGGCCTCGGCGGCCATGCCGTTTAGGCGCAGGCACTGGTAGTGGATGAGGTTGCCGGCCCAGCCGTAGAGCATGCCGCGGTGGGTCCACTGCTTTATTTTCGGCTCCGGCAGGGCCATGAAACAGCGGCTGTAGGCCAGCGCGTGCTCGGGCTTGTGCATGTCCAGGCAGACGGCGGACAGGCAGGCCAGCGCCTCGCGCCGGGTGGGATCCACCTTATGCGCCGCGGCCAGATACTCCGCCCGGGTGCCCATGTTATCCGTCATGCCGGAGAGGTTGATGAGCAGCTCGTAACGCTCGGGCACGGTCAGGTCGGGCATTTTCACGGCCTCCAGGGCCTGCTCGATGGCCTCAGCGCGGCGGCCGATGCCGATCAGCTCCTGGGCGCGGTAGAAGGACCACTTGCCGGTAAGCGGCTTGGGGATGCGGGCGTCGATGATTTTCAGGTTTCGGTCGGGCGGGGATTTTTTGACGCCGATGTCGGGCTTGTGGGTGATGGCGATGTCCATGCACTGCACGACGACGGCCTCGTCCGTGGGGTTGGCGTTCTCGTGGATGGCGTCCTCCCATCGGGCCTTGCCCGGGCGCCAGGCGCGCTCGCGCGGGAGGCGCAGGCCGTTGTTGGTCAGGGCGTAGGCCAGCAGCCAGAAGTCGATCCCGTCGCTGCGGTTCTCCAGCAGCTCAAGCAGCATGGTGCGGTCGCGGTCCTCGAGGATGTCGTCCGTGTCGGCCCAGAGGATCCAGTCGCAGCCGTCGGCCGCGGCCAGATCGGCGGCCTGGTTGCGGGCGGTGGCGAAGTCGTCCAGGTGATGCCAGTCCGCCGCGTCGGGCTGGTTTTTGTAGACGCCGGTGGTCACGCCGAACTGGGTGCAGATCTCCATGGAGCGGTCGGGCGGCTGGCCGCCGATGGCCTGCACGCCGTAGAGGTGCGGGGTAAGCTCCCGGAAGGACTCAAGGAAGCGCGGGAGGTAGGCGTCGACGTTGCCGAAGATAAAGGTGAGGCCGATTTTCATGCCCCGCCCGATGCGTCAACTTTACTTTTGGCTAAGGATGCGCTGTCATGGGCGGATGTTTGGGGACTACTGGCCGGTGGTGTGGGGGCTGTCCGTCCTCGTCGCTTTATGGATCGGGCTGAAAAAGGGCGAAGGCATGGCCATGTGCCTGCTGGCGATGGTGCTGGGGCCGCTGGCCATCCCGGTGGCGATCCTGTCCAAAGGCCACAAGCTGCCCTGCCCTTACTGCGCGACCAAGATCCCCGCCAAGGCTATTTTCTGTAAGCACTGCCGGCACGAGGTGGTTCGCTAGAAAAGAAAAGGGCCGGACGGGTTTCCCCGTGCCGGCCCCTTTCAGGAGGACTATCTGCCGATTAGACGCGCACCATCTTCAGCCCGGCGGTGACGCCGATGGAGGCACCGAACACCGCCTCAAAGTTAAGGAAGTGCTTGCCCTTGGCGGCGCTGTAGTGGCGCCGGTAGCCGAGGGCGATGCCGCTTTGCTGTTCCACCTCGACGCGGGTGGCCAGGTATTCGCTGGGCGCCTGCGCCTGCAGGGGACGGACCGCAATGGCGATCGCGCTGGGATGGACGGCGAAGCCCTTGACGTTGGTGGCCATCGTCAGGGTGCTCTCGTAGACGTCAAACCCGAGGACGCGCAGCAGGGCGCCCTCGCGGATCCCGCCGGGCCCGAAGTTCGGGTTGGCGATGACCACGTTGGCGTCGCTGAGGACGTCGTCGTAGAGGTCGGCGTTGAGGATGAGGGACCGCTCCGGGCCGACGTTGGCGTTGGAGAGGGCCTTGCGCAGGGCGCGGATGTTGGTGGTGCCGAAGGTGCCGTAGGTGGTCACCGTGGCGTTGCCGTAGTTGGCGGTCGTGACGAGCGCGAAGGCGTATTCGATCACCGCCTGGGCGACGGCCTTGCCGGCCGCGCGGGCGAAGATCTCCACGTCGGCGCTGGAGCTGTTGGCGAACTGCACGTCCGTGATCTCGGCAGTCGCAACCTTGTGCTGGTTGAGGCTGACCGAGACGGTCTGTAGCTCGCCGCCGGTTCCCTCGTAGTCCGAGAAATTGGTGGCGCTGATGGTGGAGACGAGAGGCACGTTGATCGTGTCGCCCTTGCGGGAGGCCTCGCCGTCGAAGCTGACGGAGAAGGCGCGCACGGGGGCCAACGCCGCGGAAAACGCCTCCAGGGCGCTTCCGGCGATGATTTCGTCGTTCAGGTTAGCATTAATGGTTGCCATGGTGGTGGTACTCCTGTTGGTTTAGCTGCGGTTCCGCGCCAGGGCGCGGAGGGTTGCCTTGTTCTCCAGCAGGAACTTCCTGCGGTCGTTGCCTTGCGGCATCGCGAGAAACTGGGAAAGAGGATCGATGGTGGCCTCGGGCTGGGCGACGAGCGGGGTGACCGCCCGGGCCGCTTCCAGCTTGGTTTCCTCGACCTTGGCGGACATCGCCACGGGGGCGGTGGCCGGCTCCGGATCCGGATCGGGCTCCGTCGCGGTGGCGGTCAGCTTGGCGGAAAGCTCGGCCAGCTGGGCCAGGGCGGCGTCCAGGCGGGTGGAAAGGTTTTCGATGGCGGCTTTCGCGTCGAAAGCCGGGGCCTCCGGCGCGGGGGCGGGCGCGGCCGTGGCGGCCGGCTGGGTCGTTTCCGTTTGCGTTGCGGTCATTAGCCTTGCCGTTTTGTCAACCGGCGCGGCGTAGACGCTCGCGTTGGCGGCCGCCTCCGTCACCAGATCCACGCTGAGCAGGTCGCTCACGCGGGCCAGGCGCATGCCGTTGTCGTCCTCGTCGGGGATGCCGGAGAAGCTGATGGAGAAGCCGATCTGGTCGGGAAGTTTTTGAATCAGCTCGCTGTAGTATTCCACGTCGGGGTGCGCGGCCAGCAGCTCGAGGTCCGCGCGGACGCGGTTGCCGTCAATGCGGAAGCCGTAGAGCATCCCGATAATGCGGTCGATCTGGTTGGAGTGATCGGCCAGCACCTTGACGGGCTCGCTGGCCTCGCCCAGCAGCTGCACCTGGTTGAGGGTTTCCGCGTCGATCATCATGTCGTGTCCCAGGGCGGGCCCGGCCGTGATGACGGAGATGCCGGGAAAAAGTGTTTTGGCCATGATGGGCGGGCGGCCAGTCAATCGGCCGGGATCAATCCGCGTTCTTTTTCTTTTTCTTGGCCGTCTTGGGCATCAGGCCGATCGCGCGGAGGATCATCGTCTCCTCCTTTTTGGTCAGCGTGTAGTCCGGCGTGTCCGGCATGGTGAAGGCCTCCGTCAGCTGCGGCACCGCCACATTGCCGGCGGCCAGGGTTGCGGTCTGCGCCGCGGGCTCTGACAGCTGAGGATCTGGGCTGGCAATGGATCCGATCTCCACGCCGGCCACGATCTCTCCCGCCATTTGTTCGCTGATCGCCGGGAACGCGGAAGTGATGATGCTGATGGCTCCGTCGCGGGTGATGATGCCGGCGGCGATCTGCTTGAGGATCTCGATCAGGGCGGCCACTTGGGCGCCGTTGAGGGAGACGTCCGCGATGCGGTCCGGACGATCGGCCTGCGGCACAGTTGGATTGGTTTCAGGTGCGGCTTCCGGTGCGGGCGCGGCCGCGGGAGCGAGGTTGCCGTTGGGCGTGAGCAGCTGGATGGAAGCGGGGTCGATCCCCTGCTCCGCGCAGCGTTCGCGGATCCACTTGGTCTCGTAGATTTTCTGGTCGATGACCTCCTGCCAGTCGCTGCCTTCGGCCCCGATCACGTCCGCCAGATTGGTGAAGCCCAGCTTGTACTCCTCGCGGATGGCCTGGCTCTCGCGCCCGGCGTCCACCGTCAGCTTCCGCGGCGTCTGCCAGACGACGTTGCGGTATTCATCGTTGCGCGGCAGGGCGCCGGTCTCGATCCCGGTGCCGATGACGTAGCGCCAGACGGGCCCGCACAGCTTGGAGATCAGCAGGCGCTGGCGTTCCTCAAACCGCCGCTGGGCCTTGGCCAGCGTGAACCGTTGGGCGGTGCCGGCCAGCCGTTCGCTGTTCCAGACAAACTCGTAGGGCAGGCCCATGCCGATGGCGGCGGCGCGGATGTACTGGTCCAGGAAGGCGTCCAGTTTGTCGTTGGGCCGGGACAGGCTGAAGGTGCTGATGGCCTCGCCGGGCTTGAGGCGGGCGATGCCGCCGCCGGAATAGATGGTCTCGCTGGTGATGGCGTCGCCGGTGTTGTGGGTGGGCGTGCCGAAGAAGCCGCCTTGGGCGCTGCCGGTGTTGTTGGTAATGACCATCCCGAGGGAGGTGGCGGCCTTCACGCCCTGCATCTCCATGCGCAGCACCTCGTCGCGGTCCAGCATGGGGATCAGCGCGACGGCGGTGCGCGGGTAGCCGCGGAACTGGTCGGGCCGGTCGGGCTCGAACAGGTGGATGACGCTGTCCGCGGCGATGGCCTGGAAGATTTTGTTGGCGGGGTCGTTGCTGAAAAAGTATTTGAGCGGGCGGCCGGTGGCGTCGGCCTGCACGCCGTCGATGATGACTTTCTGGTCTGCGCCCTGCGGGGTGCCGCAGCGGTGCGCCTCGACGACCTGCAAGGCGGGCTGGCCGTCGCGGGTCTGGGTCAAGATCAGAAAGACGTCGCCGTCGCGGTCGATGGCCAGGCTGGCGAGGGTCTGCAGCTCGTAAAAATCCAGCATGCCGCGGATGTCCGCGCGGGTGGCGAATTGGTAGAAAAACGCCTCGGCCTGCCGGTTCCACGCGTCGTCGCTGGTGCGGGCCTGCGGGCAGATCCCGGGGCCCACGCTGTAGCGGGCCATCTCGTTGACGGCGGCGCGGATGATCGGGTTATTGATGAACAGACGGCGGGACAGGGCCAGGAGGCGCAGGCGGTCGTAGGCGTCGATGTCCTGCCGGCTGTCCGTGGCGGTGGCGTGCACCCACGTCCGCTCGCGGGTGAGCGGCCGGGCGGCCTCGGACATCAGCCCGAAGCCCAGCCACTGCCCGATGCGCTGCTGCAGATTAGGCATGACCGATGGCGTTAAAGACGGGGTAGGTCACGCGCGGGTTGCGCGTGCCGGCGTTGTAGTCGATGGCTTCCTTGACGACGCGCAGCATGTCGATCACGGAGTAGGTCTGCTGCAACGTGACCGACTTGCCCGAAATGGAGGACGACGTGACAAAGGCCAGCTGGCCCTTCCCGTCGAGGATTCGTTGCACGCAGTCCGCCCGGAGATCTTGGAGTTCGCTCGCGGTCAGGACTGACGCCAGCAGGACTGCGTCGGTCATCGCGGGGTGGGATGTGTCAACGCGCGGCCACCTCGTCGGCAAAGAGATCCGTCTTTAGCCAGGTCCACAGCTCGCGCATCTGCGCCTTGAGGAACGGGCGCCAGCCTTGCGGTGCCCGGCTGAGGAGATTGCCGAACTTGTTGGCCCATCCCGTGACCTCCGTCTCCCAGGTCTTGACCACCTCAGCCCGGGGCTTGCTTTCGTGCGGCGGCGTGGGGATCAGCTCCAGCTGCGTCATGCCGATGCGCAGGGCGCGCGGATCCGGGTTGTCCAGGTTAAACTCCAGCTGTCGTGCCATGCTGGTGTACTTGGGCGCCCACTTGCTGGCGAACTCCTCACCGAACGTGCCTTCCAGCCAGGCGGCGTAGACGTCCGGCTTGATCTGCTTTCGTGCCTCCGCCAGCTTGCGGCCGGCCTCCAGCGCGGCGGCCACCGCCAGGCTGGCCGTGCGCATGGTTTCATCGGCCAGCTTTTGCGCCGTGTCGTGGCTCTTGCGGACGTCTTGGACCAGTTGTTTTTCAATGGGTTGGTTTTTCACTTTTTGCCTTTCTTGTTTTGGATGATCTCGCGCAGGCGCTGGGCCCGGCTGTTGTAATTGGACCGGCGGCCCAGGGCCACGATCACCTCCTGCGCCGTCCTGCATCTCTGCACGGTGGTGTTGGTGTGGCTGGCCGTGTTCCTTGGATCCGCCAGGACAAAGGAGCGGCGGAAGTTCATGGCCAGTTTGTTGACGGCCGCCCGGGTGATGCCGAACTGCTTGGCGATCGATTCGTTCGTCTCATGGCCGCCGCCGCGGGTCTGCCATAGCAACATCAGGAGCACCCGGGTGCGCAGGGCGGATTGCGTCACGCAGCTGCCGGCCTCCGCCAGCCAGCCCAGGATCCGGCCGAAGGCCTGGCTGTAGGGCTCCGTGGCATGGTGATGCATGGGCTCGATCTCGTCGATCGGGTGCGCCTTGTAGGAGGACGTCCACGTCTCCGCCTCCCATCCAACCGGGGCGGATCCGGTCGATGCCTCGTCAAATTCGCTTGCGTCTCTTTGTTCCATGGATGTCCTCGGGTCAGGGGTTTTGTGACTGGATATTTTCAAGCGCCACCAGCACCAGCTTCTCGCAATCGCCCAGGTGGTTCGGCCCCACCTTTTCCCAGACCAGCTCGCGCTGGCCGAAGCGCAGCTTCCGCTCGACCATTCTCTCGCCGGTCAGTTGGGTGAAATAGTCGCGTCCCGTATTTCGGGGCAGCCACCAGTCCGATCCGCTTCGCTCTTTGATTTTGGCGATGTAAAGCAGCTGCTTGAAAATGTCGTCGGAGTATTGCACCAGCGGCAGCGTCCGGCCCAGGTGTTCCACCGTCTGCCTCAGCACGGAGGCCTTCATGCCGGATCCGGATCCACGCCCCTTGCTGGCCCAAAATCTTCCTCCGGATTTGATGACAAACTCATAGACGCCGCCGGTCCTCCTGGCGGCGTAGCCTGAATCCACCAGCCCTCCGATGCAGCCAGCCTTCTTGTCTGTGCCCTTGACCGGGTAAGCGGTGGCAAACTTTTGCATGACTGCGTCCCACCCGATCAGCTGGCCGTAATCCACCAAGGCAGACCACTGTTTCTCGCCCACTTTTCCGTAGGCCCGGATGACAAAAAACAGCTCCGTCTGCTGAACGTCCACGGCCATGATCATGCCGGTCGGTTCCAGCGGCACCTCACCCAGCACATATTCCGGGCTGCCTTTGATGACGTCCTCGATTGAGGACGGCTTAATCGTGGCGGCCGCCGGGGTCCACGGCTTGGCCATGTAGCTGTTCACAAAGTGGTGCAGACCGCGGATCGATTCCTTGTCCTGCAAAAACATCACGGCCAGCTCGCCCCAGGTGCGGTTCGGTGAATACAGCGCAGGCAGGTTGTAGGATCTCCGGCCGGGCTGGCCTTGCGCCGTCGGCTTCCACCGGCCGGCCTGCATCATGTCCGCCCGTTCGTGAAACAGGATTTTGCGGCGGCAACCAGGGCACTCGTAATGCGCCGAGGCCTTGACCTGGCTAAGGTTCCATTCGCCCGTCTCCGCATCCTGGGCGGACTCGTCCCAGCGCACGCCGGACCAGTCCATGGTGAACTCGTGATGACACTCCGGACAGCTGACAAAATAGTAGCGCTGATCCCCTCGCAGAAACTCCGTCCAGATATTGACGCCGTGATCCATCGTCGGCGTCGATGCCTGCACGTAGAGCCAGTTGGGAAAGGATTCCATCCGCGCGCCGATCAGCTGCAGCGGGCTGGACTCCTTGGTCTGCCAGTCCGGAAACTTGTCGATCTCGTCGGCGATGCAAAGCCCGGCGCTTCTCGATGACAGCTGCGACGGGCTGGCGCCCACCCACCATACCGTGGACGACTTAAAGCGCTGCTCGTCCAGCTTCATCTCGTCCTCGTCGTCCGGGCAAAGGCTGGCCAGACACTCGTTGCCCTTGACCAGCTCCATCCAGCGCTCGGCGCTGATTGATCGTGCCAGCTTCATGGACGGCAAAACCACGATCGCGGGCGTCGGCCGGTTGCTGATCCTGTGCGCCAGGATCAGCTGCAACGCGGTGCTTTTGCCGCATTGCACTGCAAAGCACAGCGTCAGCTCGTGCACCGCCGGGTGCGTAGCGCTGTCCAGCACTTCGCGCAGGTAGGGCATGCTGTCCAAAGACAGCCGCCCGGGACGCGTCGGGCTGTAGCGGTCTGTCAGCCAGATTTTCTTTTCGGCCCATTCGGCCACGCTGTCCATTCCGGCCGGCCTCAAAAATTTGACCGCCGCCCCGGCCCCCGCGATTGGTGATGATAGGGTTGCGATCATGCAATCATGCGGGCCTTAATCGACTCGTAGATCCGGCCCGTGGCCTCCCTTAAAAACTGATGGATCTGCTCAGGCCCCTGCCCGGCCAGCTTCGATGCCTGACTGACGATCGCCTCCAGTCCCTTTTGAAACTCTGCCGCCAGGCGGGCGACCACCTGATCGTGCTCCGATCTCTGGATCAGGATCCCGGCCGCCGCCTGTGCCTGCCGGTATTCGTCGGCAGCATCCCTTGCCCTTTGCTGTGTGCTGATGACCGCATGTAAAAACTGCCGAATCTGCATCGGGTCGTTCGCGGCCTTGGCCGCGATCAGCTGCTCATGCGCAATCCGTTCCCCTATCTTAGCCCGGTTCCACCGCTCGCGGATCTCTCCGACCTGATAGGATTCAGCCGGATCTGCGTTCGTTAGGTCCACCGGCCCGGCCGGATCCGGCAGCTGCCTAGCCAAAGAGGATACCTTGCACCTCGGCGCCCGGATCGCGTTGGCCACCTTCCACCTGGCGGCATCTTCCTCAGAGGTTAAGGGCATGCCTTTCTTTACGGCTTTTTGAATGGCTTGCCTCGAACAGCCCCAGAGCTTGGCCAAATCGCTTGCGGTCATAGACGGATTGCAGTCTGTCAACCTAACAATCGCAAAGGTTACGCGCTCAAAAACCCTGCGGGCTTTAACAGC